TTGGACTTCATCGAGAAGGCGGGCCGGCCGTTGAAAATTCAGATGGATCTAAAGAATGGTATATAAACGGAAAACCTCATAGGGAAGATGGACCAGCCATTGAAAGTTCAGATGGATCTAAAGAATGGCTTTTGAACGGAAAGCTTCATCGAGAAGATGGACCAGCCATTGAATATCCAGATGGAGATAAGTATTGGTTTATAAACGGAAAGCGCCATCGAGAAGATGGACCAGCTATTGAATATCCAGATGGATCTAAAGAATGGCATATAAACGGAAAACTTCTTTATAAAATTAACACTTCTGGGACCAAACTCTACTACAATGAAGACGAGAGCCTTCTTCATCGAAAAGATGGCCCAGCCGCTGAATATACAAACGGAGATAAAAAATGGTATATAAACGGAAAACTTCATAGGGAAGATGGACCAGCCATTGAATTAGTAAATGGAACTAAAGAATGGTATATAAACGGAAAGTTGCATCGAGAAGACGGCCCAGCCGTTGAATATACAAACGGAGATAAAAAATGGTATATAAACGGAAATCTCCATCGAGAAGATGGACCAGCCGTTGAATATTCAGATGGAACTAAACAATGGCATTTAAACGGAAGAAGAATTGGTTTAGAAACCTGGATGGATGTAACAGGAAATGTTGTCGTTTATAAAATAGACGACAAGCATACAACTAAAAACAAATCAATAAGTAAAATACTGGCTGATTTAGCAAGAAACAATAGAGTTAGATTAGATCCTGAAGATGATTTTTGGTTATTAAAAGTTCCAAAAAACGAAGAAAAACTTGACGATATAGATAAAGAATTTTCCGAATACAAGATTTGATAAGTAAATATAAATGCTAAGAATGGTCTGAAAAAGAAAAAACTTGACAACAAAGCTCTTCTGCTCTATACTTATTTCTAGACACCATGTTCTCCTTTGCAAATATAACCGTTCAATCATGCGAAAATATCGCAGGGATAAATGCGGGTATTCAGCAAGGCTCGGCAGGTATTACAAATCTGTAGCCAGAATTTGCAAACCTAGCAATTTTCTGGCGATGACACAAAAAGGTAAATGTTGCTCCCCTATGATGTAATGGTAGCATAGCTTGCTCTGACCAAGTTCGTTTCTGTTCAAGTCAGGATGGGGGAAAATGTTCGGGTTTAGCTTAATCGGTAAAGCTCTTGGCTTTGAACTAAGAAGATGTGGGTTCGAGTCCCACGGCCCGATTCCGCACATATAGCCATCTGGAGGGGGCGCTGCTCTGATAAGGCAGTTTAAGGAAAGTTCGATTCTTTCTATGTGCAAAACGCAGATATGATCTAATGGTATGATATAACAGTGCCAATGTTAAAACAGGAGTTCGATTCTCCTTATCTGCAAAAGCTTTTTTAAAATAGAATAGATGAAAACAAAAGTTAATGTAGGGTGTTGGTGTAAATGGTAGCATCTATGACTCCAAATCATAAGGAGAGGGTTCAAGTCCTTCACGCCCTGTTTTTTAGTCTTGACAAGCTTCATAGGAAGCTGTACAATAAAATGACCAAGCGCCGATTTAGTACAATGGCTAGTACCTCTGATTTGTAACCAGAAAATGAGAGTTCAATTCTCTCAATCGGCTTTGCTATATGAAAAGTAAAATAGAATTATTAGGAAAAAGCAAATTACAGAGCCTATTTGATGAATCTAAAAATTATAGTGAAATTTTAAAATTTCTTGGACTCTGCCCAAATGGTGGATCGTCAAGAAAAACAATAAAAAAATATGAGATATTATGGGGAATAAATAAAGACAAATTTGAAGAAAATTATTTGCTCTTTAAAAAAGACCATATTGAAAAATTAAAAAAAATAAATAAAAAATCAAAGATAGATTTAGAAAAAATTCTAACTAAAAATAGTTTATACAGTATAAAAAATATAAGAAAAAGAATAATTGAAGAAAAAATAGTAAAGTATGAGTGTAAAATATGTAAAAATATAGGAAAGTGGATGGAGAAAAATTTATCTTTACAAATTGACCATATAAATGGTATATCTAATGATAATAGAATAGAAAATTTAAGATTTTTATGCCCAAACTGTCATTCTCAAACTGACACATGGGGTTCAAAAAACAGAAAGCAAGAGTAGCTCAACTGGTAGAGTATAAGGTTTCCACCCTTAGGGTTGCGGGTTCGAGTCCCGTCTCTTGCTCAAAGGTCGGCCCAACATGAAAAAAGCACAACCCTTGCGAGGTCCAAAAGTGACCAATATAATATAATAAATCTTGATAAAAACAGAATAAGTTATATTGCAATGATTTTGGGGACATAAACATTCAAAGCCCAAAGTAACAAACCCAAAGGCTTATAGTTTAGGGTGTGGATCCGACCTTTTTTTTTGCTTTTAGAAGTTTGAGCAATATCAAAACTTCCGGCAAATTTGCCATATTATCTGATGAGTTTTTTCATGAAACCTCCTTTCAAATTAGATAATATATGGGGTTGAGAGGACCCCAACTTTCCGGGATGGTGAAATTAGTATCACGTTTGTCTGTTAAACAAATATTATAGGGGCGGGGCCTATTCCCGGAGTTCATTTTGAGTAATAATTTTGATATACTGAATAATGTCAAATAATTCGGAATCTGTTAAAACTTGGAGAAAGAATACAAAAGCACGAATAATAGAATCATTTGGAGGAAAATGTTCAATATGTGAATATAGGTTATGTCATGAGGCATTTGATCTTCATCATTTAAATCCAGAAGAAAAAGACTTTGCCCTTGGAGCAGTAAGGGGCTCCGCAAAGTCTTGGGAAAAAATTGTAAAAGAACTTAGAAAATGTGTTCTTTTGTGCTGTCGATGTCACAGAGAGGTTCATGCTAATATAACTAAATTACCAGAAAATTGCAATTCATTTAATGAAGATTTTGCAGATTATAAAAAAGTTCAAAAGATGTCAAAAATGACACCGTGCGAAGTTTGTAAAGTTTTAAAATCTTCTCATAATAAAACTTGTTCTTATGCTTGTTCTGCAAAATTGTCTCGCAAAGTAGATTGGGATTCGATTGATCTTCTTGAGGAATTAAAAAATTCAACAAAATCAAAAATTGCTGAAAGATTAGGAATTTCTGAATCGGCGGTTAGAAAAAGAGAGAAAAAATTGTTATCTGCCTAGGGAGGAGGCGGTCTCCTCAATGTTCTTATAAAGCATGAAAGCCAGTTCAATTCTGGATAGGCGGACTAATTAAAGGAAGAAATGAGAGAAGAAACGACATTTGATTTTAATGATGGGAATGGTTTGGTTCCGGCCAAAAGGCATAAGAATCCTGACGGAACAACTGGTGGTTGGGTTGCGGATTCGGCAACCGTTGAAAATTCTGCATGGATTGCACCTTATGCAAAAGTATATGGCAATGCTTGTGTTTTTGGAAAGACGAGAATTCTTGGCCATGCTTGTGTTTTTGGTAATGCAAGTGTTTTTGGAGATGCTTTAATTTATGGAAATGCTTTGGTTTATGGAAAGGCCGAAATTTATGATAGAGCTTGGGTTGGTGAAAACTCCACAATTGGTGATAATGCCAAGGTTTTTTCTGGCGGTGTTTTTGGCAATGCAAAAATAAAAGGAAAATCAGAAATAAAGAATAAGAGATTTCAATTTGATTTCAATTACTCTTTCGTCGAAGAAGAATTTGAGAAAGAAGAAGTCAAAGAAAAAGAAGTCAAAGAAAAAGAATTAGAAAATAGTTAATGACAGGCGGGTTTGGTGTTAATGGCTAGCACGCAACACTTCCAATGTTAAGGTAAGAGTTCGAATCTCTTAACCCGCAAATTTCATGCCAGTTACCAGATGTATATGCTTTAACGTTTCTTTTGAAGAATTGAAATCAATTTCCGAGAAAGAAAAGATTGAAGATATTGAAAAGTTGCGTGAAAAAAAAGAATTTGGATTGCACTGTGGAATGTGCAATGATTATGTAAGGATGATGCTGAAAAGCAAGAAATCATCTTTTGATGTTATTTAGGGGGCGACAGGTATCGATGGGATAATGAGTATAAAATTGCGTGTCGTGAATTGTTATTAGTCACGTTAAAAATAATGACAAACTATAAATGCAAATGATAGCGTTTACGGCGGGGAAGTCCTCGCACTTGCAGCTTAGGCTGCAATATCCAAAATCCGAGTTGCTTTAGTAGGATTAGGATTAAAATATAAAGCTAGCCAGAAAGGACTGTATCATCTTCATAGGCAAAATTTAGATACTCGAAAAGACGAAGCCGGTCATAGGGCGGACCTTTTTCAAATATAAAACTGTGACTATACACGTAGATATTTTATGCAAAAAATCGCCAGACTGGGGTTCGACTCCCCACGCTTCCAAAACCTATATATGATATTATAAATTATGAAACTCCTTAAAAAAGGAGATGTAGCAAAATGTTACTGTTATTTTGGAAGCAAAAATAACCCATCAGAATGGACGGGTAAAATTGCTACAATTCTTGAGCCTTTAGAAAAAGATGACTATTATCCTTTTACAGAGGATACAGATGAAATGTTCATTGGAAATATAACAGGAAAAGAATACAATCTAAGCATAGCGAGAGATGTCAAGTATAAGGTAATGATTGAAAAAAGGATTGTAATTATGAATCATTTATGCTTTATAGATAGTGAAAACCTTTTAGGTTGGAAAATGACAGAAAAAGATGATCAAGTTCATTTTCTTTATATATAAAAAATTTGGCCTGATAACTAAGTGGAAAGGTCCCTGACTGCAAATCAGGTGTTCGTTGGTTCGAATCCAACTCAGGCCTAAAATCTTTGTGAGATTTCTAACTATGTATTTAATGCATGGAAAAGTTTTTAAGGCTAATTTTAGTTTTACTCATTTCATTTTCGGGATGTGGATATAATCAAAATATCGGCTTTAGAAGCCCAGAAGAACAATTTGTTTATATTGAAGGGCAAATGGAAATTTCCATTTGCCATAAGATCACAGGAGCTTGTTTGTCTGCTGGAAGTGGAAAAGGAAAAGCTTCTGGCGTTCTCATTTCTCATCATAAAAATAAGAGTTACTATTTGACGGCGGCACATGTTTGCAATGTAAAAATGGAAAGCCCAAATGCCTCATTTGATACAAAAGTGGAACAAGAAATTCACCTTTATAATCATGCCGGCTCAAACAATGTAGCAAAAGTTATTGCCACCGACGAAAAGCACGATATTTGTCTTTTGGAGTCAGAGAGGGTTCCATACATCCCGGCAGTTCTTGCGAAAAAAACTCCACAGCAACATATAGCAGTCATCAACGTTGCAGCACCAGCCGGTTTATGGTCTAAAAAAACCATGCTTCATTTTTCTGGTGAGTTCCAGGGAAACTATAAAGGAGCCCATAATGAGTACAAAGAAGAAATAGCCATATATACAATAGCTGCGCAACCAGGTTCCAGCGGCTCGCCGGTTTATGATCCAAAAAGTGGAAAGCTTATTGGAATGATTACTTCTGTAATAGTTCCATCTTATGACGTTGCAGTTGGTCCAACTCTTGAACAAATAAACTCATTTATAAACGCTAATTTGCCTTCTTAGGCATTTTACAAAAAAATTGTTGTTCACGTATATTTTTTCTCATAAATTCAAATTGAGAATTTGTAAATCCTGCTTCAGGATTCCTTATTCCGTTTGCCATAGAGTCATTCATAACATTGTGAGCATCCATACAATGGTCAAGGCCAAGGTAGTGGCCAATCTCGTGTGCTATTGTCTTTTCGTCAGAATTGTCTTGGATGATAATATATGAATTGCACATGCTTTTATATTTATAGATTCCATGATAAATAGTTTTTCCATAATTGCTATGAAAAATATCGTCAACAAAGAATATGTGAATTCTTCCATCTTTTGACATTTTATAAAATTTGTTTCGAGAATCTTTATTATCAATATCTGGCTCTACGTCAGGAACATCAAATCTGATTTCGGAAATTATTGGCCTAATTCTTCCACTTTGAAACAATGGCTCTGACATTTCATTCCAATATTTTGGTATTCGATAATTCACATCATTTTCATTTCTAACATGAAAAACTATTGGAATTTCTAAAATATCTGCGTTTGGAATATTTGTTTGATATTCTTCGTTTGTGCAAGTAAACAAACACAAAACTGCAAGTAGAAAGATATAAATATATTTTTTAAAATTTCTAATTTTAAGTAACCTCACTTAAATAACTATAGTTGATATGATAAGTCTATGGTAGCTTTTTTTTCAAAATCACCATATAGAAGTTTTCAAACTTTTGAAAATGAAGTAAGATTCAAGGATTTTATTGATTATTTTTATGATGCTAGAGCAATTGGCTTTTCTAAAAGAAAGGCAATGAATTATGCTTGGAATTGTTGCAATTCTGACATAGAGGAGAGTAGGCTAATGGTAGTAAGCTGTCTTGAAAACAGTCGCGTGTAAAAGCGTAGCGGGTTCGATTCCTGCACTCTCCGTAAAAATTTTGGTTGACTTTTGAAATTAACTCATGTAGAGTAGGGCATATGCCTGCATTAAATGATTTAGTCCCAAAGCCAGAAACTCGCGTTGCAATATTAATTGACAATAGCAGTTCAATGGAAAGTTTGTCAAAGTTTGTTGTTGATACATTCAACGAACAAGTTGATGAGCTAAAAAAGTTTAAAGACCAAAAAATAACAACAACTCTTGTTTTCTTTGATTCTGGAGTTGACTTGAGAATGGTAAATGTTCCATTAGAAGACATTAAGAAATTAGAATATGACGAGTATCAGCCAAATGGATTGACTGCCTTGGATGATGCAATCGGGATAACTATAGACAAGTTTAGATATCTAAAAGATTGGCAGGATGAAAATGTTTCTCATCTCTTCATTATAATCACAGATGGATATGGAAATCAAAATAAAGAATATTCTAAAGCAACCGTATCTAATATGATTAAGGAGCTTCAGGACAAAGGTTGGACGTTTACATATCTTGGAGCCAACCAAGACATAGAAAAGGTTGCACGTGATTATAATTTGCATGCCGGAAACACCATGAGCTTCACCCCAGATGCAAAAGGAATGAAGTTGTCAAGCCAGGTAACAACAAAAGGGCTCAATAATTACATGGCAAGTAGGGTCGATAATGTGCGTGCTTCTACGTCCTTTTATTCTGACGCTTCTACCGAAGTGAAACACACACCCAGACTAGAAAAAATATTAAATATTGGAAAAACAATTATGAAAAATGATAAAAAAGATAAAGTCGCCATCGAAGAAGAAAGCGAAGAAAAAGACTTGACAAATGTTGTCAACGAGGATAGTATGAAGTACGACATCCACATGGGCAATGAAAGCTTGAATGCGGGAGCGCAAGCCGTAAAGCTTGAAGAGAAAAAATAATTTTACGAAATTGAATTGAGTGATATATTTATTAAACCGGGTTATGATTTTTATGAGAGAAGATATGGTATTTTTGGTTGATGCGGCAGTCGCCGCTGATAGTGAGCGTGTGCGCTTTAGATGATATGGTTGGTTTAATCATCTAAGCTCGAAAGAGTCGGAATGCCAACCAGCTTCCGACTCTTTTTTTTGCGGGATTAGCTCAGTGGTAGAGCGGTGCTTTTACAAGGCGTAGGCCATAGGTTCGAATCCTTTATCCCGTACTTTTTTATCTGATAACTTTAGGGGCTATGATGAAAGGGGATCATATGACATTTGCATTGTCAGTTTGGGAGTTCGAATCTCCCTAGCTCCATATTATGTTAGGAAGATTTCGGGGTTCGATTCCCCGCCGCTCCAAACAATACAAACAAGGCCTCATCATCCAAAGGTTAGGATATCTGACTTTCAATCAGACAATGACGGGTTCAAGTCCCTCTGAGGTCATAAAATTAAATAAGGCTCCATCGTTTAGTGGCTAAGATCCTTGTCTGTCTAACAAGTGATGGGAGTTCGATTCTCCCTGGAGCCGCCTTTTAAGGACATAATAAAATGCCTAAACCAAGCCAAGATCTTATTATGTATGCTTCTTTTTTTTGAATATCATTGATATGGCTTATTAGGCCAATCATTCCAAAGCATAAAATTTGGACATTAATAAATTGCATGTTTGCTGGTTTTATTCTTGGAATTAGGCTAGAAACTCTGATCAACTAGATTCTTCTTGGCATTTTGTGATTGACATCCAGACAATGAAATGCTATTATAGATACAGGGCTAAAAGGATAACAAAATGGTAATTACTGCAATTCAAGCAATTTTAATTTCTTTTCTCATTGGAATGGTTGTTGGCGGAATAATTGGATGGAAACTAACATTCAATTTGCGCCTTGCAAAAGTCCAAGAACAACAGGTTGCTATCAATAAATTGGTGGAAGAAAATAGATCTTTGAGAATAAAGATACGAAGCCACAATATTCAAAAAACAAAAGAAAAAGCAGGAAATGCTGTTGTAGCTGTTGGGAATGGCGTTGTAAGCGCTGGTGGTGCTGTTGGAGATGTTGCAACGGGCCTAAAAAACAAATTTTGGCCTAACAAAGACAAGAAAAAACTTAAAGGTGGCGATTAAAAATGAATGAAGTCATATTGTCAATCGTTGATTATTGGATTGAATCTAAGCCGCTGTCATGGCTAAATACTGAGCGCATTGAAATTGTAGAGCGATGGAGAGTTCTGTCCTATGAGCTTCGCAATCCCGAAGTTGGACCAAATAGGAAAGGATATGAAGCTGCGTTACGTGGTATTCTATTAGAGCTTGTACGACAAGCATGGAATGATCCTTATGCTTATGTTATGTATAGGAGAGGAATGCCTCGTCTTCCATGGGTATTTGTTCATGAAGCAGCACGAAAAACAGGGCCAAAAATATCTGAAATCCCAGTCTGGGTCACGCAAGTTGCCGATGAGCGTGGAGTTCGTCGACCTGTGACTATCGCAATGTCTCCTGTTTCTGGGAAGAAGTCTCGATACCAGTCCATAGCTATCTTTTTGGATTTGGGGTCACGACCCGAGCCAGCTCTTCTTGAACTCCTCAAACGGCGTTCTTTTGCGTATGCGAAGAGGAATTCTAGTTTCAAGATCCTCGGGTTTCGGCTGATCAAGCGCACTCTTCTGGAGGAAGAGGAATCCGTTTAGTAAGGTTGAAAATCTAAGAAGAAATGTTCTTGTAGTTTAAATGGATAAAACTTCGGATTCCTAATCCGATACTCTGGGTTCAAGTCCCGGCAAGAACAAAATATGGAACTTAAAAGCAAAAAAAACAGATATTCTTATATCTTAAAGTCTGGCTTTGAAGTTGGATTTGAAGGAACGGAGGTAAACTTTGGAGATTTTCACTATGAAAGCACAAACGTTACAATATCTGATTTTGAATATGAATGTGATGCTTGTGACAATACAGGATTAGTTGACCCTTATGGAGCATTTGGCCTTGGAGATGGAAAATGTCCAGAGTGTAATATTTCCATTGGAACAATCTATCATTTTGATAATGAGCCTACATTATTTAATATTGAATGCACTAGAGAATGTATAATTAAAGCAATATTTGATGCACATAAAATGTTTTATAAAGAGATAACCGATTCTGCCGTGGTTCCAACTCGCAGAGAATGTTAAAGTATTTTACATATCATATTTATGACATATGAACTCAATTAGATCAAACAAACGAAGTAACATTCAAAGTAGACATAACAAGTTCAGATCCAATAAAGTCAAGACCAAAAGCAAGACTTGTATGCGAATCGGAAAATGTAGATTTTATATTTAAAGGAGTTTTTGATTCTGGCGAGGTAAAAATTAAAATTCCAATCATGGAAGGAAAAATTAAAGAAGGAATATATCATTCAAAATTAGAAATAATTTTAGAAGATAAATATTTCATTCCGATTGAATTTGATGCAAATTTTCAAATAGACACAAAGGTAGTTGCAGAAATTGTGCAAAAAGAGACTTTAAAAGAAAACAATAAATTTAATGAAGCAACTGTACAAAAAGTACAAGCCTCATTTCTTGGCAACAAAAAATATGAAAATGTTCAAAGCTCAAAATTTGAAAATATAAAAATAAAATCACTTAAGGAAAAATATAAATAAACAAACTATATTGTTTTAATTTCTATTTTGCTTTTAATGTTTTTATATTCTTTAAGAATAACTTTTACAAATATTTCATTTTCTTTAATTTCAGTGATATTTATATAGATTCATGTAAAGCATATAATTTAATTGACTTTAATGGACTTATAAAACATTCAGAAATAAGTGGAACAATAAAGTTTTTAGAATCTTCAAATGAGTCCTATAATTTAATTAACTGCTATTCGAGCAATACATCAGGCTCTTTTGCTCCAATAATTGACGTAAACAATTCTCAAATAAATATTAAGAATTTTACAGGTGGATTATTATTTAAAAACTTATCTGGTGGTATTGCAAATATTGAATGTCTTTCTGGCCTTGTAACGATTGATGAAACGTGTGTCTCTGGAACTATTATTGTTGCTGGCGTTTGTCAGGTAGAGGACAATAGCGAGGATGGTTATTTTGCAAAATGTAGATGGAACATTTAGCGCTGATAATGAAGCAATTTCTACTGCCGTATGGAATCGTTCTTCTTTGTCAAATAACATATCTGGTAGTATGGGATGGATTCAAAATAAATCTATTTTAATGGCTCAGTCAATTGATAAAATTAGAGGTATGACATGTGGAAGGTGGACCATAAATGGATCGCAGATGATTTTTTATGATGAAAACAATTCTGATGAAATAACAAGATTCAATTTATTTGATGGAGATGGACTTCCATTTTTTGCAGAGCAAGGCTCTCCTGCCGAAAGAAGAGTTGTTTAAAATTAAGTTGTATTTTGATAAAATGATGGCATGAGCCATAATATGATAATTGCATTTACCGGACCTAAGGGCTGTGGAAAAAGTTCTGCTTCAAAATACCTTATAAAAAAAGGTTTTGTTCGTCATTATTTTGCTAAGCCTTTAAAGGAAATGATTAAGTGTCTTGGTTTAACTGAAGAGCATGTAAATGGAAGTACAGATTTTAAAGAAGCTCCATGCAAAGAACTTTGCGGAAAGAGTCCAAGATGGGGCATGCAAAGTTTAGGAACGGAATGGGGCAGAGAACTAATCCACCCAAACTTGTGGGCAAATGCATGGGCAAATACCATGCCAAAAGCACATGTTACTTGTGATGATCTTCGTTTTCCAAACGAACTAAAGCTTTTAAGGGAAAAGGGAGGAATTATAATTAATATTGTTAGAGAAAATTGCAATTATGACAAAAGCCATGAAAGTGAAGCTCATGAGCTTCCTTATGACTACCAGATAACTAACTCTGGTTCTATGGAAGATATGCATGATCAATTGGAGAAAATACTTAGAGAAGAAGGATTTGAAATTAACTGGTGGGTACGATTAAGGCTATGGCTTTCATCTAAAATCTAGACTTGACAAGCTCTCTCTGTCGATCTAAGATACAAGAAGCCATGTCACAACACTCTGAACAAGAGAAAATTCAAAATTCTATTCTCAGTTTAAGAACTGAGCTTGCAAAGACAAACAAAAGAATTGAGATAATTGAACAGGAGAAAGAAGTAGCAAAATTACAGACTAGATTCTATCAAAATCTAGTTAAAGAGCTTTACTCTCTTTCAATAAATCAACCAAGTCCTGTTTCAAAAAAATATTTATTACCTTCGAAATTTTCTATTGCTTGTGAGGCAAAAAAGTTTAGAAATTCAAATTTTCCAAATGAGTGTGAAATTAATTTTGAGCCATTGCAAGAAAGCTACAAAGACATTGCAAGGGCAGAATATATTGAAAAAATAGGTTATTATGTATAAGTTTCCAAGTATAGAAGCATTTTATCAAGTAGCAAGATATTTGAAAAAAATAAACAAAGATCCAGAATATCCAGAAGAGTACAAGGTAAAAACTCCAATCTGGTATAGAGGAACAGTAAAGCTACACGGAACAAATGCGAGCATCCATCATTCTTCTGATGATAATGTCATTTGCCAAAGCAGAACCAGGGTAATAACGCCAGAAGTAGATAATGCCGGTTTTGCATCATTTGTTGCTGAAAATAGAAATGCCGTACTTGAAATTTGTAAAGAGGCAAGAGAGAAAAATGAAATAGCCCCAGAAAAAGATCTTGTAATTTATGGAGAATGGATAGGGCCAGGCATTCAAAAAGGAATGGCAATAAATTCATTGCCAGAGAGGCAATGGGTTATTTTTGGATTCAAAGTGATTGATGGAGAAGATCAACAATTCATTGATTACACTCCAGAATACGAAGACAGATTTAAAGAACAAAATATTTTTTCAATTTTTGATGGAGACATGACTCTAATAAGAGTGGATTTTGATAATCCAGAAAGTTCTTTATCTTATATTGAAAGAATTACAGAAGAAACAGAAAAAGAATGTCCATGGGGGAGAAAGTTTGGACTTAAAGGAATAGGAGAGGGAGTCGTTTGGGTTCCTACGGGAAATCTCTTTGGAAGAACTGAGCTTTCTTTCAAATCCAAAGGCGAAAAACATAAGGAAATTAAGAGCAAGAATAAAAATGAATTAGAGCCAGAAATTCTAAATTCAATAAATGAATTTGTAAACTTCTCTCTAACAGAAAACAGACTCAATCATGGAATTGAAGCGATCAAGGAAGCTGGCCATGTATTTGAAACAAAGTCTCTTGGACATTATCTAAAATGGATCGCAGCCGACATTCAGAGAGAATGCCGATTTGAACTTGAAGATAATAAGCTAGAGTGGAAAATGGTTTCAAAATCCATAAATGAAAAAGCTAGAAAATTCTTTATCAATAAAGTAAATTCGGAACTATAATGAAAATATATTATAAAAAATATAGAAAGCATTACAAGTACAAGCTTATTGAGCCTTTTTCAATAGAAATTGATTCTTGCAAAGACTCAACCTTTCATGATTTATTTTATGAGTTTGATAATGGACAAGTCAATGGAGGTTGGGCCAAGATAACTCCATTTGGGGCTCTTGAAATAAAAGAAGGGTATGCCTGGGACGGTCCCTCTGGACCGTCCCTTGATACAAAGAATTTTATGAGAGGCTCATTGGTTCACGATGCCCTATATCAACTTATAAGAGAAAGAATCCTTTCCAAAAAATATAGAAAAATGGCTGACAAAGAGATGAGAAAAATCAATTTAATTGATGGAATGAGCAAATTTAGAGCCTGGTACACTTATTTAGCTGTCAGAATGTTTGGCTTCTTCTTTGTAAAAAGAAATAGAAAGACAAACGAAATTATTTCTGCTCCTTAGAGATTTTATGTTTAAAGTATTTTTCGCCAAAAGAAAAGCAAAAAGACAGATGATGGCTTGTAAATTATGGGCTGGTTGGTCAAAAAAAGATCTTCGTTATCGAGAAGAGCGATGCATCACAGTTAATAATTATATAATATTCGACAATCTTTATTCGCTGGCTAAGCGAGCAAATGGTTATTTTGTAGCAGAAGACTATATCGGAGTTGAATCTGCTTATCTTGAAGCTAGAAAAATTGTTGATTCTATTTAGAAAGAATAAAATGGAAATCTTAAATTTACAAGGAATAACTTTGGAAGGATTTGCCGAAGGAGGGATTCGAACATCAATAGGAGTGCCAGAAATTGGTGCAATTTTTGATGCAGGAACTCCAATTCCAACATGCCTCCGATATGACAATATTTTTATTACTCATGGACATTCTGATCATATTGGATGTCTTGTTCCAATAATTGCCAGAAGAAGTCTTCAAAGTTTACCTCCTGCCAATGTTTACGTCCCAGAAGTCATTAAAAATGATCTTGAAATAATATTTGAGTCTTGGTGGAGAATTAATGGTGGGAAAGGCCCAAAATTCCCTGTTAAAATTCACGGAAAGAAGGTTGGAGATACAATTGATTTAGGTAGGGGCATAAAAGTTATTGGAGTTCAAACCTTTCATAGGGTTCCTTCTGTTGGATGGTCAGTAGAAAGAACAACCAAGCGTCTAAGGTCGGAATTTATAGGGCTTCCTGGCAACGAAATTGGAAAATTAAAAAGAAATGGAGTTGAAATTACTTTTCCAAATACTGAAATCATTTTGACAGTACCAGGAGATACGTCAATTAATTTCTTAATCGAAGAAGGAAGGGCAAGAAAGTCAAAGGTTCTTGTTCATGAAGTTACGTACTGGGATGACATTGAGAGTACTTCAGAAAAATGCAAACAGTATGGCCATACTCACTTTAGAGATATGATTGAGCATTGTGAAAAGTTTGAAGGAGAGCACTTGGTTCTTTGTCATAGAAGTATGAAATTTTCAAGAAGTTTTGTTGAAAGTCAAGTAAAAAAGCATTTTCCAAAAGATATTCAAGATAAAATCAAAATATTTGATGGAAAAAATTAAAAGAGAATTTAAAGAATATATTTAAGTGTATGGCCGCAGATAGTTTGAGTGTTATAGCCGTTAAGCTTGATCAAATAGCTGAAAGACAAGATCGTACAGATTCTAAGGTCAGCGCTATTACTGAACGGGTATTAAATCCTGAAAATGGTGTTTTTGCCAAAGTAAGGACCAACGATGCTTTGTCTGCTAAAAATCGTGAAGATATAGATAAGCTATCTAAAAGTGTAGATAAACTTTTATCTATATGCGAAACTCATGAAAGAACAGTGTCCGCCATTGAAAGGTGGACGAAAGAACATGAAGAGCGCGATAGTGAGCTTCGTCAAAATGTAAATAAATTAGCAGAAACAATTGTTTCAAAATTTGAAGATCAGGACAAAAATTTCAAGCCAATAAAAGAAGATTTTATTATTAGAAATTCAAATAAAGTTTGGAAAGATCGAGTTGTTTGGTTAATAATATCAGCACTAATTACAGCCCTTGCACTTCCTCCGATCGTAAATTTGTTTAAAAATGACTATGAGATCAAGCCAAAAATAGAAACTATGCTAAAATAAGTTTTGCCTACGCGCGTTGGAGTGCCAGCAGGTCTTCTAAACCTAGCTTGTGAGGGTTCGAATCCTTTCGTAGGTATATTATTAAATGATGCTTTTAGGGCATCATTTTTTTAATTTGCCAAACAGAAAAAATTGTGTTAATCTTCTGTTGCAGGATGGCCGCTATGGAAGAACTTGAAAAAGAACTTGAAAAAGAACTTGAAAAACTTATTACCCTAAAGGGCGAAGACAATTGGTCTAATTCTACTAGAAATACAGAACTTTATGATCTTATTGTTCGGAACTATAGCTTTGGAAAAAGGCTAACTTATAGTCCAAAAAAAATTGAAAACTATGTTAATCTTCAAAGCTCCAGAAGTTTAAATATTGAAGAGAATGATAAGCTAGATATCTTTATAAAAAAAGCAAAAAAGTCTATTCTTCTACGTAAAGAAGACTATGAAAGAATTCATGAAATAGAAGAAAATACAAATAATATAGACAATTTTGTTGAGTTAGGATTTAGAGCTCCAATAAACTTAGAATGCTATAGAAAAGAACACAATTCTACAGTTTCAGGATATGACATAGTTCCTATAGCAGTTCTGGCTGGCCAGTCTATGGGATATAATGTAAAATTATATGATCTGAGTTGCTGTGGAGAGGGTTTAGATTTAAAAAAAGCAAATGTTGTAGTTTGCTATCATGTATTAGAGCATATTAGCGATCCGACAATTTCAATTAGAAAAATTCATGAAGAAATGAATGATGGTGCATTTTTTCATGTAGAAGTTCCAATTGAGCCGGGCTTTCCTCGTTTGCAATTTGCTCACTTATTTCCTTTTGAAAAAGGAGATCTGGGAACAATGCTTAAAGAGGCAGGCTTTAAAATAAAATTTTCAACATCAAACGATACTTTTGAAAGACATTTAGCTTACAAATAAGGATATAAAATATGCAAATCCATGAAATTTTTGAAACCATTTCTAATACATCTAAGCGAAATGAAAAAGAAAAATTATTAAAAGATAATGATTCTTATTTGCTTAGACAAATATTGGAATATACATACAATCCATATAAACAATATAATGTTGTAAAATTTTCTCCGCGGCAAGATATTCTTGCCGCAGATAAGCCAGAAGTTCTTTGGAATAATTTTTTTCATCTTCTTGATCGTTTAGACTCTAGAGAAATAACTGGTCACAATGCCCTAAATGAAGTTGAGTCTTTTATTGGTTGCGTTGACGACGATACCGCGAAGTGGATGACAAGAGTTATTCAGCGTCATCTAAATATTGGAATTACGTCCAGTACGATCAATAAAGTATTTGACAACTTAATCCCAGTCTTCAAAGTTCAACTTGCCCACAAATTTGAAGAAAAAAGAATCAAAAAAGAAAAACTTGTGGCTACTGAGCCCAAGCTTGACGGAGTTCGATGCATTGCAATTGTAAAAAATGGGAATGCAATTCTTTATTCTCGAAATGGGAAAACAATAAGTGACAATTATAAGAAAACCATCATAAATGATATTGAAAATTTGGTAAAAGAAGAAAAAATTCCTAAAAATATAGTATTTGATGGAGAGCTTATGGGAACTGATTTTACAAAAACAGTTTCACAAATTCACAGAAAAAGTGAAGTAGACGTAACTTCTACTTTTTATAATATTTTTGACTGGGTTCCTTATTCAGATTGGTTGAGCCAAAAGTCTTCTTTGACTTGCCAAGAAACAAGAGAAAAACTTGAAGGTATGCATTTGGAACTCAATTCTAGGTATTTGAAAATGGTACATAGGGACATTGTGAGCCCTGATCAAATAAAGGCTATGCATGATGTTTATGTTTCTCAGGGCTATGAAGGAGCAATGATAAAGATGCTTGATACCAAATATAAATTTGGTCGCGGTCACAATGTTATGAAATTAAAAGATTTTTATGATATTGATCTTGAAGTTGTTTCTTTTGAAGAAGGAACTGGAAAATATGAAGGAATGCTTGGAGCTATTGTTGTTAAGCACAATGACGTTCTTGTAAATGTTGGTTCTGGCTTTAGCGATGAAGAGCGAGGGCAAATATGGGAAAATAGAAGTAAATTTAGAAACCATATTGCTGAAATTCGTTATCAAGAAGAGACTCCAGACGGAAGCTTGCGATTTCCAACCTTTAGAGGTTGGAGACCTGATAAAAAGACCGTCTAAGATATGGTAAAATAAGAAATGATATTTCAGCCTTATACTAAAACAGTAGAAAATGAAGAATATATAAAAACTCTCATTTCTGTTCTTGATGAAATAAATAATATTATTAAATCAGAAACCTCTGTTTATACTATTGAAAATAAGACATTTGTTACGGAACGTCTTTCTACTTCATTGAGACATGTTGTTCAGAGCGGTTCTCCTTTAGCTAGAATAATAAAAGGGCAAATTTTAGATTCTGCATATAAGGCAGAAAAAGCGGGAGCTGATTCAACAAAATTGTTTTTAACTTTTATCTCCACGCTTTTGAATAAGCTAATTCTTGAAATAAAGTCTGAAAAAAGTATACCTCAAATAATTTCAAGGCTTGATAAAGAATATGAAGAAATAAAAGAACAAATTAAAGACAATATTGTTCAGCCAAAATGGGATGATATTGTAGAATGCGTTAATAGATCAAGTAGAAATAAAATAATATCTGATATGGTTCTTGAAGCAGTAAATCTTGCCGGACTTGAAGGAAATATCATTCCCGGAGGATCTGCAAATGGAAAATATTCTGTTGAATTGGTTTCAGGCTACAATTTCCCAGTTTCCACCTACCCTTTATTTACAGAAGAGGATAATGGGAGATGGGGACGTGGAGATGTTAGGGTGTTGGTCGTCGATGGAGTTATCGAGAGAGCTTCTGAGATGACAAAGATTTTTACAGAAGCATATGAAAACGGCAAGCCTCATTTGGTTGTAGCAAGGGGATATGGAGAAGAGGTTATTGCGACAATTTCTGCAAATCCAAAGATTGATATGTGTCCTATTCGAATCCCTTGGGAGCTTGATAGTATCAATTTTATTGCAGACATATCAATTGTATGTGGTTCACAAATTGTATCTTCGATGAAGGGTGATACAATTGGAAAAGTTGACTACAAATCAATTCCTATTGTAGATAAGGTAATATGTACAAATGGAAACTTAAATATAATCAATGACAAAACAAGAAACGTTGTTTCTGCTCATTTGTCTGATTTGAACAAAAGACGAGATGAAATTAATGTTGAAGAAATGTCTGAATTCGTCAATAGAAGAATTAAAGCATTAAACTCTCATACGGTTCATATTAGATTGGGCTCGTTAACTGAACAACAAAAAATGAAAGAGCTTGAGTCGGCAGATTTCTCACTAAGAATTGTAAAAGGAATTCTTGACAAAGGAACGGTTCATTTTCGGGAGCTTGGATTTAATCATAAAATGCCAACAATATCAATATTGTCAGCAATTTATCATGGAATATCTTTAGCAAAATCTTTAATTTCTGTAGATCTTGCAATTATGAATGATTAACTTTATTGGTTGGCAGCTTCTTGATCTCTTCCTGCCTTAAGTCTAGATGCTAGAGCTTTTTTTATTTCAGGATTTATTTTTTGTCCAATTTTTTCTAAAACTCCAATAACAGCCATATAGCTTTCTGCTTGGTCGGGGGTTATCTTAGATAGCACGCTTCCAGGATCAGTTTTTTCTTCTGCTCCTTGTAGATCTTGAACATCTTCTTTTTCAATTGGAACCTTGATATTAGCCCCAGAAGCCTTATTAGCTAGATTCTCAAAGTCTTGAACAGAAAGTTCTAAAATTTCTCTTGTTATAGCATCGGCATCTATTTTATATTTGCTAAATAAACCATCAACAATTCCTGGTTGTAGAGCTTTTTTTATCATCTTTTCTAAGTTGGAAAGTGCCTTTTGTCCTTCTGCTCCATGGGACTTTAAGGCATTTGCCATGCTGTTATTGTTATCGGTTTCTTTTTTCTGCTTATCATCTGTAAATGGGATAGGCTTGGAATCTGATTGAGAAGATTGTGATTTGTTTTTTGAAAATGCCCCTTTTTCATTCCATGCATCGCTAGCAATGCTAGATAATCCTGCTTCATTAATTCCTCCGCCTCCAAGCGCTGCTGTGGCAATTTGCACCATATCGGGAACAGACTTCAGCATTGACACAAGCTGAGTTTGTAGAGTTACAATACTGCTCATTGTTCTTTTTTGGCCAACATTTAAAGTTGCTGCACCTAAAAGTTGCTTGAAAAACCCTTGGGATTGCAAAGATGACATATCTTGGGCAGCAGCAGATATTAAACTCTTTACAGAAGGAAGGTTGGCATTTCCAATAACTCTATTTATTTCTTTGAAAACTTGTGCAATTTTTTTAATCTCGCTTGCATCAATAACTTCCAAAAGAACATTCATTCTGTCTCTATTATATTTTTCTTGTAATGAAATAGTTTTCATGATATAATGACCTATAAGGTTAATTATCGATATGACAGAGAAAACAACAAATAATTTGCTCAATAATGAGGATATTGATGATATCGATAAACTTGAAGAGAATGATATGCTTCCAAATCAAAAATATGGAATGCGTCATTTAATTGAATGCAATTGCATTCTTCCTCAGTTTAAAAATAGAAAACCTGTAATTTGGCATAAATTTCAAGCTTTCTCTATAATAGATGAAAATAATAATGTTATTCCAAAGTTTGCACAATGCAATAACTGTGCAATAATCCACAAAATAACAGAGATTGGAGTTTCTGAAGTTACATTAAAAGAAAATCTAAGATCTATTAGAACCATTGAAGAAATAAAGCTAGGAATGCAACCGGATATAGCTGGTCTTCTTGAGCAATATAAAATGGAATTACCTATTTGGGAAGAGGTAGAGTTCATTCTCCAGAACAAGAGATGGGGCTCTACAATCATCTTGGATTCAGAAACAGAAAACAATCAAATTGTAGGAAAGGCTTTGATTTTCCAAGGAACGCCAGTTTTGGCAAGGATTGAATCATTTTCTCGTCAAGATTTTGTAAAATAAATAAGGAGAAAAGAATATGGGAATTAGAACTTATGGAACATCTGTTGATGATACAATCATAAAAGAAAGCGACGAAGCCAGAAAAATTGTAGCAGAGATTATGAATTATGGAATATCTCAAAATCAAATTCTGTATATTATAAATGATTTGGCTTTAAATTTAGAGAATCAAGCACATCTTCGACGCATACTTAATGTTGTGCGGGACATCAAAGATGACACAATTGTCATTGCAAAAAGAAGTCCGCTTGAGGTTTAAATGATAAAAAAAGACTATGATGACGATAGAATAATAATTTTAAATGAAGTTGATGAATCTCCAATTTCCAATGCAATTCATCAACTTTTTACTCTAGCACAAAAAGATAAAAAAAGCCCAATTCATATCATTATAAATACTTTTGGAGGAGTGATCTATGATATGCTTGCTCTTTATGATGCAATTAAATATATTCAAAGTCTAGGAATTCCAGTTAATACAATTGGATTAGGAAAAATTATGAGTGCTGGAGTTATTCTTCTTGCGGCAGGAACTTCTAGAAAAATTGGAAGAAATGCCACAATTATGTGGCATGTTGGACATGACGAATTTGGGGGAGACATTCTTGAAATTGAAAATGAAATTTTAGAATTTCGTAGATTAGAAGGGCTTTGTAATAAAATTTTGTCAGAAGACACAAAGATTTCTGATGACAAAATGAAGGAAATGTTGCATCCTAGGGTCGATGTCTATATCACTCCTAAGGAAGCAATTCAATTTGGAATTGTTGACGGTTATTTAGACGCTTTAGAAAAGCCAACCTTGACTGAGCCAGTCAAAAAAACTAAAACGAAAAGAACATTAAAATGAGTTTTAACTATAAATCAGAATTTCCTTTTAAAAAAATTAGACCCCAACAAGATGAAGCAATAAATTTTGCGCTTGATGCATTCTTAAATAAAAATAAGAAATTTGTAATTTTAGAAGTTGGAACAGGTGGTGGAAAAAGTCCTATAGCGATAACAATTGCTAAATATCTTGCAAAGAACGCACCTACAGGCGATTCTTATGAGAAAGGAGCATGGATTCTCACAACCCAGAAGATTCTGCAAGATCAGTATATCAAAGATTTTGGCCCTCCAAAAGGAGTATGTAGATCCGTAAAGTCTGCGTCAAATTATAAATGTGAGTATTTTGAAAAAAATAAATGCAGTGATAGCTTGAACCTTTTGAAAGAAGCAGATCCAGATAGTAAATTTTATAAAAAATGTTATTATGGATGCAAATACAAAGTTCAGAAAAGATCATTTCTTGCATCAGAACAAGGAATAACAAATTTTCCTTACTTTCTAACTGAAACATCGTTTGTTGGAAAAATTCTTCCAAGACAATTGCTCATAATCGACGAATGTCACACAATTGAAGATGAATTATCAAAATTTATTGAAGTTGTTATTAGTGAGCGCTTTGCTTCTGCAATTCTTCGTTTAGAGATGCCCAAAGATATTGAAAACCAAGAAGTTGCGATGATCTGGATCAAAGAAAAATATCTTGTTACCCTAGATAATAAGATTGAGTCTTTTGATGAAGAAATAAGAGAACTTCAACAAAAAGGACAAGAAGAAAGCGATGAAGCAAGAAGACTTGCTTCAAATAAAGAAAAGCTTTCCAAACACAAGACAAAAGTATCTAAATTTTTAGATATTTATACAAAAGAAAATTGGGTTTTTAATCTTGTTCCTTCTTGGAATAATAGCGGAAGAAAACTTGAATTTAAAAGCATAGATATTGGAGAATATGCTCATGAACATCTTTTCAAATATGGCGAAAAAGTTCTGCTTCTTTCAGCTACGGTACTAAATAAAGAAGCATTTTGTGAATCTATTGGGATAAAGCCAGAAGAAGCAGCATTTATATCAATTGACTCTCCTTTTCCCAAAGAGAACACTCCTGTTTTTTATATACCAGCAGGGAACATGAACAAGACCAGTCTCGACAAGACCCTTCCAAGGCTTACAGAAATAGTAGGGGTGCTTTTGGAAGAGCACAAAGGAGAGAAGGGTATAATTCATACGAGAACTTTTAAAATTGCAAATTATATAAAAGAAAATCTAAAAAATTCAAGACTTTTAATTCATGATAGCGGAAATAGAGATGAGATTCTAAAAAAACATATATCTTCTAAAAAAGACACGGTAATTTTATCTCCTTCCAGTACAGAAGGGCTGGATCTGAAAGGAGATTTGAGCAGATTTCAAATTATTTGCAAATTGCACTGGCCGTTCTTAGGAGATGAACTTGTTCAAATGAGAATGAAAAAATACGAATATTGGTACAGTTACCAGGCTGTAAAAAGTCTAATTCAGGCAAAAGGAAGATCTATTAGGACCGCTGAAGATTTTGCAGTAACCTATATTCTTGATGATGCTTTTGATAGACTTTATTCTAGAAATATTCAACTATTCCCAGACTATTTCAAGGAATCTTTGCATATTGATTAAATATTATGCCTCCTAAATCTAAAAACTACTCATCAGAGTCAACCGTAAAAGACAATTGGGAAGAATTAAAAATTCTTATAGAATCTATTGACAGAGATTTAAAAAAATCTATTACAAAGGGAACAAAAAGGTCTGGTGTTAATGCCAGAAAAGGCTTAATGTATGCAAAAGAGCTTATTTCTGTTATTTATCATGGAAGCATTGAAGAGCAAAAAAATGCTAGAAAAAAACTTCCTCCACATGGCAATAAGAATGGGGCAGGCGTAAAAGCGATGCTTGAACTGAGAAACATTAAGAAAGACTAAATTTTTTATTGTATTGAAGGACTATTTATTTTTGTATGGCACGAAACTCAATCAATCGTGATTTGCACGGAAAAGAAGTAAAATTGACACAGCCTCATAAAGAGGTTGGCTCTAATGGACATTTAAAATTATCTCAAAAAGATACTTTAGAAACAGTTCTAAAGGATCCTGTTATTGGTCCTGATAAGAAATCAGAACAGCCCACAGAAAAAGTTTATAAAGAGATAGAGCCTAAAGAGGGCTCTGCCATTGAACAAGGGCTGGAAGTGGTAGAAAAAAAGACAGACGAGCCTGTAGTCGCTACTGCCGAAGAGATCGTGGAAGAAGATTCCGAA